ACACTCTTTAACACGTTCTTCAGTTACTGGTGTACCGACTGGTTGACCATGTTCTGGATCAGACTCAAGTACTAAGTGCCCAACACCAAATGTTGGATATCCTAGATGGTCTTCGTAGATTTCATATACTACGCCTTCGTCTATCTTTAGTTGTTCGTAAACTGCTTCGCGGTTCATTCGTTTTCCTCTCTAATAAATGCATCTTTTGCTAGTATGTAGTCTTTTACAAAATCGGATCTTACAACATCTTGTGCAGTAAACTCTACTGTTTCGAAGTGTTTAATCTTATCAAGTATTTTCATAAATCTGAGAATACCTTGACGGTCACCTTGTTTTGCAAAATCAGATTGATAATAATCACCTGAGAACATAATCTTAGTATTAACACCAACACGTGTAATAATACTGTCTAGTTCGTGGAAGTTTAAGTTTTGCATTTCATCAACAATGATGATTGCATTGTCATATGTCATACCACGAATATGAGATGTTGAAACAAACTCAAGATTACCTTGATGTACAAGTTTATCATAAGCAGTAACATCTTCGAATAATGTACCACACATTGCTCTGTATGGTCCTGTATATGCGTCTAGTTTTTCTTCAACTGTTCCTGGTAAGAATCCAATCTCACGAGTAGGAACAACTGAACGACAAATAATCACTTTATCATATACAGATGATTTGTCTAATGTGTAAAGAAGTGCTAAGTATAATGCAGTAAATGTTTTACCAGTACCTGCTGTACCACTGAGTATCAATCCTTTGTCTTCAGTCTTCCACGCCTTATGCGCTTTTGCTTGACCTAACGTTAATGGATCAACTGTAATAAGATTATCGATGCGAAGTTTTTGTGGTGAAGTTTGCTGTTTCCGAACAGTCGTATTCATATTATACCTTGATATTAGTTTTAACTCTATCGCCAGATGCTTTGCTAATAGACTTGAGATGCGACTTCCATGAGTCTGGTGTCTTACTAACAATGTTACCCGTATGTGTCACCAACTTTGGTGGCTCACCATGATAACGTTCTAGATGTGGATTATCTTTTTTGAAATCATCGTACTCTGCAAGTTTCAGTTGCTTGTCAATGAGTTCACCCGTATTTGTGTCTTTAAATGAATATAGTGGCATATATTTTTGTTTACCTTTTTAAAAGAAAAGCCCCTAGTGGGGCTAATCTCTAGATAAGAATCACCCCCTACTACTGTAGATTGAAGTCAGATATTGCTTTGTCAATCTGCACCTGCTCTTTACATAAGCGACGTGCACGATGTTGCTTTCCTCTCCTTTCTAAGTTTGTAATGTATTGTCCAAGTTTTCGATATTTTTTGTTCATACGTTCAATGTCAGATTGAACCATAGGATCTCCTTTATTGTTCTTGGTACCATAACTAACTTGGGATTAAATCGGGTAAAGCCTCCTGTACTAGTTTGATTGTTAATCCCTTCACTGGGCTCTTTTTATTAACCATAGATACTAGTATCTCAGCATCTCTCGGATGGACCGATTCAAGCATATCAATAAACATACGCTCTCGTCGAATAGGATTTAAACGCTCACTTTCACGTAAGCCTTTAACAAAAAACTTAAACTGAAGATGTTGCTTAAGCAACGTAGAGGGATAAGACTCGGGTTTACTTGCTTCGTATGGGGGAGTGCCTTCGGGTAGATTCCACTGAATACGTTCGTCAAATGTTCCTTGAAGAACATCACGTAAAGGCATGAGTTTTTCGTATTTCTGTAGTACAGCAATCTTGTCTTTTCTCGATTTAGGTTTTACTACTTCATCAAGTATTTCAAAGATTTCATTTCGTTTTGCATAGTTTGCCATTGTTTATTCCATTTCCTGCGCATCGATGTATTGATTATACCAACTTACATTCACGTTGTCAAGTTTTTTTGTTGAACATATATGCCTGCCCTTCGTCTGAAACGATAACAACGTGGTCAAGCGGTGTATTGTCTAGCATATAGAATGCTTCTTCTAATGTATTTAGTATTGGCTTACCTTTCACATTAAATGATGTGTTAAGTAGCACACCATCAAATGCTGTAAGTATTTCGTGCATGAAACGATTGTCTTCACTCGTCACTGTCTGTAAACGAGCAGTACCATCAACATGCGTAACAGCCCTTAACTCTTCTATATATTCTTTTCTTGTATCGACTGCATAGTTCATATACTGAAGATTGTCATAGTCATTTGCAATGAAATATTTACGAGCATCTTCATATCTACATATAGGTGCAAATGGTCGATAAGGTTCACGTCTCTTAACTTTATTCACTAAGTCTTTTTTGTGCTCACCCTTGGGATCTGCTAGTATAGAACGGTTTCCTAGCGCACGTGCGCCTACTTCTATACCGCCCTGCACTAACCCTATTACTTTATCAGAACGTAGCACCTGAGCGATATCTGACCCGTTAACGACCGTGTTTGGATATGATTCGAGATAGTATGATAACTGGTCTCTATCAGTTAACTTTGGACCTGAGTATGTGATAGGTCTATGCCATTTAAGGAAGTTTTCTGCTTCACTCGAACGAGCCATATACTTACATATCATACCATGTGGTAACCCAACGTCTGTTGGATTAGGGGGTACAAAAAAGTTTATATGAGGATATTCATCGACTAGTCGTTTATTCAGAATAACGTTGAGAGCACACCCACCACTAAAGACGACGTTGTTGTCTAAGTTTTCGGCATACTCGGTAATGTATTTACCCATAAGTTCCATTGCTTCTGCGCAGAATGCATCCTGTATACCTTTTGCGATACTACACTCTGTCTCCCAATCGAAGTCTGTACGCAGAAACATTTGATATGGATTAAAAAGTTCAGGTGATTCCGACAACAAATCATTAACTTTGTGTTTGTTTTTTGGGTAATCTTCTATGTAGAACTTATGATATGTTTCAAAACCTTTATTGTATTCACCGATGTATGGAAATGATATATTGAATGCTTTAGTTCCTACATCATAACCAGCAAGACTATCACCGTATGCGCTTGCGCCCATAACTTTGCCTGCAACATCAAGTAAGCAGTCAGTGCCGTGCATGATATTAGGGCATGTCCAATATGATGCATCGTTATAGCGTCTGCCTAGTGTGTATTTTGCTGATGATGCTATAGCCCATGAATGGTCTGTTATCCATTCAAAATGCTTCTCACGACCTTTTGCATGATAAACATGAAATAGCCCATCATCGCCACCACCATCCATAGTGATAACTAATGCTTTTTCGAAAGGGGATTGTGCATAGCCTGAAGCGGCATGTGCCCAGTGATGTTTAGTATGAACTAATATTTGTGCAGTATTGAAAACTTCATTGATTGCTTCTATAGATGCTAGTTCGCCACTATTTTCATCTAGGTCAATAAGTCTACGAATACTGCCACGAATCACCGCACAATATTGATTAGGTATGTCAAACTCTTTTTCAGCAATCTCTTGACATCTTCGAAGAATATCAACTTCTTCATCTCTTCGAAGGTGCCCTCGATAGTGTTTGATACCTGTTATTTTTTCTATTTCTATAGTATGAAATCGTTGTGCTTCATCATTCCAAAAACATACCGATGCGTCGTGACCCCAGTGACACGCAACAATGTTTCGCATTACAACTCCATTTTATTTAAGCCCAGTCAACATTCCCAGGCACATAGTTTTTAATCTTCGCTTTAATATCTTTTTCTAATGATGCGATAGATGTAGGCGGCTTACCTTTTTTCTTGACATAGAAGTAGTTTGCATCTTTAATGAAAGACCCACCTTTACCGGACTTCATGAGATTTGCATCGACACCAACTTTGTTAAATGCAAACACGATATCGCCATCCATATATTTCTTAAGCGACTTACCCATGTTAACGATATCAGCCATAGTTTGTTGTGCACCACGGTGTGTGTTAACAAGGATTTCTGTAGGTACGGTACGAGCACGTTTTAAGTTCTGTGACTTCGCAACTTCAATATCATTGATAACCCATACGATATGTATATTAGATTTATCATAACCTAAGTCAGATGCTTGTCTGGTTATGTTCTGTAACTTACGTAAGTCTTTTAATGTCACATCAAAGATGATGTTAGGCTTACGGTCAGGATTCGCAGTAAGAATACTTGTGTAAAGTGATTTCTTTACTTTATTGTCGAGGTTAAGATAGTCGCCAATGATGCTGTGTAACTTACCAACATTCTCGGGATCTTTAAGATTACTTGCAAGTGCGCCTAAGTCAACACCCAGTTCGTCTTTGACTTTCTTACGAATAGCAGGTGTTTTTGCGGCAAGTGTTTTTAACTCATCAACATCAAAGACTTTACCTTCGATGCCAACTAGATTGTCTTTAACGAATCCTTTACCAGAACCTGCACCACCTGCCATGATGACAATGTTACCAAACTTAGGATATGCTTTCCCACCAAAGGTGATGAGTTTCTCCATTAATGCTTCAGCATTTTCTGAAAGCATTTCAGATTCACTCTCGGTAATGTATTGACTTAAACGTTTCATTGTAACCCTTTTCTATTAAAATATATAAAGGTATTTATACTTTTACTATTCCAAGTTTTCTAAGTATATTTCAATCTGACGTGTTTCTCTTCGAGCATCTTTAATACGCTCTAGGTCTTGATAGTATGCTCGACCATCGGCATATTTGAGACTTTCATTTACACCGTTGACATATTTTATATTACTTTCAACTCTTTGTTTCAACCAGACGATTTTGTCTTCAACTTCTTTGGCATATTTCAATACATCTTCAACATATTCTGCTTTGAAGAAACTGTTGTTAATGACGTTAACCAAACGACCATCATCAACTAACTGCATTAACATTCCACGACATTCATAATACTTATTCATAATCATTCTCCTTAAACCAAGTTGTAACCAATAGGGCTACCGTTCACGCTTCTTTCACCAGGCTGTCTGATATTCTCAACAGCGACAATGACACCGTTGCCTTCATCGTCTCTCAAGTGAACGTGTTGACCGTTGAAAACTTCATTTTCAACAACGTATTCTTGGATAGGATGCATTGCACCAAAGTTTGCAACGACGATTTGGCCTTTCTTGATAACTGGTTTGTTCATAATATATTCTCTCTCTAAATCAAATCAACAATGTAATAATAACATAACTACAGTGGATGTCAACACTTTTTTTAAACTTTTTTAAACTTTTTTTAATCAACTTCCCATTCTTCAACTTCATAGTTCTCTAAGCATTTTTCTTCGGCGTACTGCTTGGCTTCTTCTTCATTAGCGAAAGGAGCCATCAACATCTGCCCATTGACCCACAAGTAGTAAACACAATCTTTCATAACTATCTCTCCTCAATCAAACTAGAATGTAATAATAACATAACTATAGTGGATGTCAACACTTTTTTTAAAAAAGATTATTATTTTTTAATATGTTTAGAATGAATCTTACAGCCAATAAACTCGTTGTAGTATTCATCTGATAGTAGTACATCATGAGCGAACTGTTCTTTCGCTTCATAATACGAGCACTCGCCCTTGGTGATACAGAGACGCAATATTTCTCTATGATAGTTGTCGCCACCTTTGTTCTCAACTAATAGTTTCAACTCTTCGCTAGAACCATAATACTTTCGCCAATCAGATTCTTTCTTTACTACACGCTTTCTAGTCTTACCTTTTAATGGTGGTAATCTACGTGTAGACCAGAATAACTTCTTGCCTATGTATTTCTTGCCAGTGGATTTTTCTGTGATAAGATAGACGAACCCAACGTATTGTTTGAGTTCGTCTTCTGAGGGATCGTACACTTCGTTATTATAATGCCACATAAGTTCTCCTTTAGGATTATTTATGTAAACTTATAATATGTACCTTCATGTAGAATCACTACAGCGTCTAGCCCAGTATTATCTAATACATTTAAGGCTTCTTCTATAGAGTTGAGGATTGGCTTACCTTGCACATTAAAAGACGTATTGATTAATACACCATCAAATGCTTTAAGTATGTTATAAAAACGTTTGTTCTCTTCACCTACTATTTGAAGTCGTGCTGTATTGTCAAAGTGAGTAATCGAGGATAGTTGCGCCTGATACTCTTCTTTAACATGTGCGACAAACTGCATACAGTCCATGTGTTTGAAAGATGTAGTCTCAAAATACTTTTGTGCTTCTTCTTCAATACAAGCAGGTGCGAATGGTCTAAACCACTCTCGAAACTTCACAGTAGCATTTAACATATCTTTCATTTTGGGATTAGATGCGTTACATAATATAGAACGATTGCCTAATGCTCTTGGTCCCACTTCTAGATTGTCTTGACAGATACCAACAATAAGATTGTCGTTTAACATATCCGCAATATCTTGTACTGTTACTATCTCGTAATCACGTGCATCCAAATATGTTTGCATTTGATTATAATCGAGCAGTAACGGTCCTGCAAAGTTAAGATTGTATTTCTTTGTAGTATCGATATATTCTGCTAACATACCAACACTTAAGCCTACGTCATTACAGTTAGGTGGGATATACACATCCACATCAGGAAACGCCTTACGTATCTCTTCGTTTGCTAATATGTTAAGCGCAGTGCCACCAGTTATGATTAGATTGTTATCGTTGTCACGAATATGGTCTTCATATTCTGCCTTAAGTATGTCAACAATATCTTCTTGCAGTACTGTTTGTATAGCACGAGAATATTTAAAGTCCTCGCCAGGCTTATCGATTCTACCTGCTAGACCTATTCTATCATCAACGTTTATCTTAAGCATACGTAGTGGATGAATAGGCGAACGTTTAACAGGAACGAGAGTGAAGTCACAAACATCTCGAATCGTCTTTTTAATATTATCAACAAGTGGTCTGTCTTCTTTACCGTATGCTGATAACGCCATCATTTTGCCCGCAACATCTAAATCGTTCTCGGTATGCTCTAGTGATTTAAAAGCACGCCCGAACCATTCATATACAAAAGAATACATGTACTGTACACGATTCTGTGTATAAGTGATTTTACCGTTATCGATATCTACATAACGAAATGCAGTATCATCACCAACGCCATCCCAACATAGTACTGCTGTCTTTTCAAATGGTGACTGCATATAACCACACCATGCATGTAAGTCATGATGATTGACATTAGTAATGACTAGTTCACCTTCGAACAAATGACTAGACGAAAACTGAATCGGCTGTCTTTTCAATGCCTTTTCTTTTTCTGCCTTTGCAAGCCCAGAGTAGATATCACATTTATAAACAACTTTGTCAAAGTCATTATCGATATTATACCACATCTTCAAGTGTCGCAATACCTTACGATAACAGTTCTGTAGTATATTATCAGGATAGTCTTTGTGGTTGAAGTGTTTATGACCAAACATCTTCTCAAGTTCATATACAATGATTTGATCTGATTTAGGGTCATAAACACTTACGTTACAATCGTGACCTTCATATATGGCTATGATTGGTTTCATTGTGACTCAACTATTTCCCATGCGTCATCATCATGAGCTTCTCCACACATTGGACAATGCGAGGGTTTTTCATCGATGTTATAGACGATTAATGTTAACTCTGATTCACAATACTCACAAGTGATTTCGTATGCTAACTCATCCATTATGCGGCATTCTCCGTTACTTCTTCTTCCCAGCCCCATTCGCCTTCCATGCCGACAACTGAATATTCAGTCACTCGTTTCTCAAAGAAGTTATCATGAGATGCGCCATTCAGTACCCAGTCTAACCAAGGCATTGGATTATCTTTCTGATTAAACTTGGCTTTCATACCTAGTTGTAATAGACGACGATCCGCAATGTGTCGAATGTATTGTTTCACTTCTGCTTGTGTCATACCTTGTACTTCAAGCCCATTGAATGCTAACTCAATAAACTTATCTTCTAACTTAACAGCATTCTTCGCCATCTCATAGATTTTAGATTTAAGTTCATCGTTTACAATACGTGGATGTTCTTCGCAGAATGTACGGAACAACTTCGCATTACCTTGTACGTGTAATGATTCATCACGTATAGACCACTCAACGATTGTACCCATACCTTTCATCTTACCGAAACGTTGGAAGTTCAACAACATTACAAATGATGCGAATACAGACATACCTTCATTGAATACTGACTGCGCAAGTGCTAATGCTAAACCAGTGTTGGTCTTACACTCACCGTCTTTCATGAAGTCAATCTTATCTGCCATCTGCTTGTATTCTAAAAACTTATGGAAGTCTTCATCTGGTAGACCAAGTGTATCATTCAATAATGCATATGCACGTTGGTGTACTGCTTCACGTGCCGCAAACGATGATAACATGTTACGTACTTCATTGTTTTTAAAACGCGGAATCAGCAACTCGTGATAGTTCTCACCCACTTGCACATCTGACTGTGTGAACAAACGTAGTACGTGAGTGATGAACTCTTTCTCACTATCACTGAGTTTGGTCTTCCAGTCTTGTACATCTTCACTCAGTTCGGCTTCGTCTTCAATCCAGTGAACTTCTTCGTGCTTCTTAGATAGTTCAACTGCCCATGGGTATAAAAACGGCTTGTAAGTTTCTGAAAACTTTAATAGTGACATTTATATTTCCTATTTTTGTTATTATTCGGGTTCTTTTTCTTCTTCTACTATTACGCCATTATGAATCTCATAAAAACATTCTTCTGATTCTAAGTTTAATCCTTCATCTTCACAATCAGATAAGCCCCACAGACCTTCTTCTGCTAAGACTGCATCAACTTTATCACGTATTTCTGCTTCAACATCTTCATCATCAGTTTTAACATAAATCTCATAATCTTCTGCACAACCGTCATAGGTAGATACCATCTCCCATTCATAGTAATCGCACATTTCGATATATTCATCATCTTCAGAAGGCAGTAATACGTCGCCAAGTGTTTCAGCATCATAGTCTTCGAGCAGTTCTTCGACTGTATCATAACCTTGGTCTTTCAAGTATGTATCAATCTCTTCTTTAGTTTCAGGAACACCGATTCTAAACTCACCTGACCTCCAGTTAGTGGTGTAAGTAACACGTACTTCAACACCATCAACTTCACCAGTTAGGATTTCTGTCTCATCAACAGACTTTTTATAACGATTCGTAACAGCGTAATATTTCATAATCTAACCTTTTTGTTTAAACAACTCTTCATATAATGTTTCAATCTCATCATGCTCAGTACGAACTTCATTGATGTTCGCTTTATGATAAATGGTAGCAAGTTTACGAAGATGTTTCTTATCTATACCATGATTTTCATGCGTGACTTGAATGATGTCTTTAATCAAATCCTTTTCTGCATCCATTCTTGTCATACTATCTGATAGTTCTTTGATTGCACCAGCAATACGTTTCTTATCTTCGGGGCTACTAATCACACTCATTCTCATTATCTCCAGTTATGAGCCTACCCTTCGCAGGCTCTACATTCATTATCGTCGTTTTGACCGTCATTGTCAAGTATTACTTTATTTAAAAATGCCTGTAGTTCATCAAAACCACCGACATACGATCCCTCAAAATAAATCTGAGGAACAGTTTTGACTTTGCGACCTGTAACTTCTGCGGCTGTTTTACCGATTTCGTTCAAATCAACATAGTCAAATGGGATACCACGAAGAGTCAGTTCTTCTTTCGCCATTTCACAGAACGGGCAGTTTAGTTTACCATATACGATAGTACGAGTATCTTCTTGTAATGCTACACGTTCTACCTTGTCTGATACTGTCTCTGCTCGTGATTTTGCTTCTGTGCGCAAATAATATAAACCTTTAAGCCCTTCTTTCCATGCTTTTAAGTGTACTTTATTTACATACGATTTCTCTGCACCTGACGGGAAGAATACATTCACTGACTGACCTTGACAGATATACTTCTGTCTGTCTGCCGCATGTTGTACAACCCAGTTCTGGTCTAACTCTTGCGCAGTCTTAAAGATTGCCTTCTCGCCTTCAGATAGGAATGGCAAGTGCTGTACTGAACCTTTGTTAGTAATGATACTAGTCCAAGTACTTTCGTTGTTCTCACCTTTTTGCTCTAATAACGATTCAAGATACTTATTCTTCACTAAGAATGAACCTGCACGTGTACGGTGTGTGTACGCACAAGCCTTTAATGGCTCGATACTAGGTGATGTCGATAAAATAACACCACTTGATGCATTAGGTGCAATCGCAAGTAAGTGTGAGTTACGACGACCAGAACCTACACCATCTGGATATTCGCCACGTTCTTGTGCAAGTAGTTCTGTCTCTGCGACTGCTTGACTCTTGATATGCGAGAATACTACTTCGTTGATTTCTTTTGCTTTATCTGATTCCCATGCAACTCCGTGTTTCTGAAGTAGAGAGTGGAAACCCATCGCTCCGAGCCCAATCGAACGCTCACGCTCCGCTGAATATTTGGCACGAGAGATCGAATCGGGAGCATTCTTGACAAAGTAATCGAGTACATTATCCAACATACGCACAATATCACGTACAATAGTAGTATCTTTCCATTCATCATAATATTCCAAGTTAAGAGATGATAAACAACATACTGCTGTGCGGTCTGCATCAGTCGGTAAGTGTATCTCATTACATAAGTTAGAACCATTTATCTTCAGACCTAAGTCTTTCAATGGTTGGGGTAAATCATTGTTTGCTGTATCAATAAAGTTCAAGTATGGTTCGCCAG